CGTGTCTGGCATAGTCGATAGCGTAATTTTCCGTTGGCAACGCAATGGTGACTACGTAACCGCTGACCTTGGGCCCGGTGATATGGAGCGCTTGCGCAGCCATCCGGAGGTAGCCTTGGAAAGCGTTGAAGTGGCGCCTGTTAATCCAGTGTCTAAGCCTCAAGCGCCTGTCAACCACCAGGCGCCTTTGCCTGTTAACCACCAGGCGCCAAGCTTCAAGCCGCTTGATCGGCCTAAACTTACCCTCAACAAGAAGCAGTGATTCTGGTAGGCTGGCGCTGTAAGCCACCCCATGATGCCTGAAGGCAGGGGCTTTAAGGAAATCCCCCAGTCCCAGGCAAGGTTTACCAGAAGGCCGGTTGGACCCGGCAGACGCGCTTAGACAGGTTTCTTTGATGCACCGTCGGATGCTTCCTCAGTCCGCCGCTCTGCAAGATCCGCCAGCAGACAAGGCTGGGGAGCCGCGAAACGGGGCGGATCAGGCGCAAGCCAACCAGTCTATCGCCCTTCGAGGGGAGCGACCCGAAAGGGTCTGTCACTAGGGCCGTAAGGCCAGACTATAGGAGACCGAGTTGAGTGTTTTTGTTTTAGACCGACACAAGAATCCGCTGATGCCATGTTCCGAAAAGCGGGCGCGGCTGATGCTGGAACGTGGTCGCGCCAGAGTAGCCCGCCGCGTCCCGTTCACCATCCGCCTTGTGGATCGCATGGTTGCTGACAGCGAACTGCAACCCGTCACTATCAAACTAGACCCCGGCAGCAAGATCACCGGCATCGCCGTGGTTCGCAACGAAGGCAGCAACCAGGGTCAAGCGGTCCTGTTCCTGGCGGAGTTGCAGCATCGCGGCAAACAGATCAGCGAGGCGCTATCCGCTCGTAGATCCATGCGGCGCCGTCGCCGTGGCAATCTGCGCTATCGGCCAGCCCGGTTTGACAATCGCACTAGGCCAAAGGGTTGGCTGGCGCCGTCGTTGCAACATCGAGTTGACACCACAGCGTCTTGGGTGGGACGACTTCGCCATCTGGTGCCGGTCGCCAATATCGCAACCGAACTCGTAAGATTCGATATGCAGTTGCTGGAGAACCCGGACATTTCCGGCGTGGGCTATCAGCAAGGCACGCTGGCGGGATACGAACTCAGGGAATTTCTGCTCAACAAGTGGAACCGCTGCTGCGCCTACTGCGGCATCGTCAACGTTCCGCTGCAGATCGAGCACATCGTCAGTAAGGCTCGGGGCGGGTCAAATCGGGAAAACAACCTGACCCTGGCGTGCCAGCCGTGCAACCAGGAGAAGGGCGCGCAGCCGGTTGAGGTCTATCTGGCGAAACGCCCGGCCGTCCTGGCGCGGATCAAGGCAACCGCGAAACGTCCGCTGAAGGATGCCGCTGCGGTCAACTCCACCCGCTGGGCGCTATTCAATCGGCTGAAAGCCACGGGTCTACCGGTCACCACAGGCAGCGGCGGACGCACGAAGTGGAACCGCTCGCGTCTTGATATTCCGAAGACTCACGCGCTCGATGCTGCGTGCGTCGGTGACGTGCCAACCCTAACCGGATGGGATGTCCCAGGGCTCGCAATCAAGGCAACCGGACGTGGTTCCTACTGCAGGACGCGGCTCGATAGTTTCGGTTTCCCGCGCGGCTACCTGACGCGTGAGAAGCGGATCAAGGGTTTCCAGACCGGCGACCTGGTCCAGGCGATACTGACCAAAGGCGTCCACCTCGGGACGTGGATCGGCCGCGTGGCGGTGCGTACGAGCGGCAGTTTCAACATTCAAACGACAGGTGGTGTTCGTCAGGGCATCGGGTGGAAATCGTGTCGTGTCCTACAACGGGCCGATGGCTACGGATATTCCGCAACCCACAACAGCAAGAAAGGTGACGCTTCCTCCCCATGTCTGAAGCCAGGGGTTTCCGCGGCGAGTTTTCTATGAGCGAAAGCACCACGCCCGGCCAGTACTCGATCGTGCCGACCAACGCGCTGTGGAACTGGACGCCGCCGATTGCGGGCCAGGCGCCGTCCGTCCTTTCTTACCCGCCGTACGGCAGCCCCACAAAGAGTGGCATTTTGCCATCCGACTTGAAGAACTTCATCGGCGTGCCGCTGCAAACATTCACCAACCCGCCGACGCCGATTTCCGACAGCGTCATTCTGGGATGGATACGTTATGCCGAAGACGAGATAGAGACGGATACGAACGTTCTATTATGTCAGACATGGATTGCAGCACCACCCACGAAGACAGCGGCAGAGACGCAATTAACCGGTCTGGGTGTGCAACAACAGTTTCAGAACCTGGGCGTGGACTATGATCGCTACGAGCCACCATACGACTTTTTCTTTGCGCGAGCGCAAGATGAAGGTTGGCTATACAATCGTATGCGTTTCAGGCCTGTAAAAAGCGTCGAGGTTTTTTCGCCGGCGTCTTTCGATAGTGCGAACCTTACCGGCATCAAGAATTGGAGCTTCATTTATGCGTTGCTGTCCGAGTTCTTCCGCATGCCGATTTCGTGGCTGGTTGAGGATCAGAACCGCGGGCTTGTGCGCGCAGTGCCGGCAACCAATGTGCAGATGCTGCCACTATTCGCGATGCAGTTAGCATTCATGGGCTTCGCGGAAAGCGTGCCGGGCGCGCTGTGGTTCCAGTACACGGCAGGGCTGACCGCGGTGGACTATCAATCCACATGGAGCTTCGTGAAGCAGTTAGTACTGGCCAAGGCCGCTATTCAGGCGCTCAGCAGCATGCAGCTTAGTGTCAACCTGGGCGCGCTGGAGACGCAAACGCAGGCAGATGGATTGCTTTACAAGGTGAAGTACTCTGAGGCAGGCGCGTTCTCGGGCCAGATAAGGAGGTTCGAAGCGATGGCAAAGGATTTGACCAAACGCGTCAAGCAAATGGGCGGTGGCTTCGCAATGGGCATGATCTGATGTTCATTCCACCAACAGCGCAACTTCTGCCGCCTGACGCGTTTGAAAGTTTGATTGGCCAGACCGGACAGCGCGTTAGCTGGATGAAAGGCCATGCTTGCCCATGCACTTTCGCATCAGCCGGGCCGAATGGCGCGCTACCATTGCCGGGTTCGGCTGTGCGCGGCTGCACACAATGTAGCGGTGTCGGCACATACTGGGATGCGCCATCGCTACCATTTCGCGCGTACATATCGTTCATGCATCTTAGCACCGCACCGGATGAGCCCGGCGCGGATATGGATGAGAGCTACGGACTGAAGATGCGCGCAGATCCTACGATCACAATTCCCTACACCAATCCATATCTCGCGCCTTTCGATCCTGGCCAGCCTACAACTGCCTGGAACCAGGCATCGTTGATGGATATGTTCATTCCGGTTGATTCGCTCAGCCGCTTCACCGCCGTGCTGCAAAATGGCGGTGTGCAGAACCTGCCATATCAGCAAAACCTTTCGGTTGCGCCATCTGGCGCGGTCAACACATGGAATCCGTTGACCAAAAGCATTGTGCCGGTTAGTGGCTACGTGGTCAGCGGCGCCTCGGTGCTTTTGCCATCCGGCTACGCGCCAGGTTTGAATTACATGGTGGAGTTCACAGCAGCGCCGCTTTACGTGGCTTTTCGCCATGCTGGCGGCTTGCCACATACGCGCCAGTTTGGTGGCGGCGCGGTCAATGAACCAAGGCGCTACAGGCTGCAAACGCTGGATTACTGGACGCGCCAGAAAGGCATTCAACCAACAGCACCTGGAAGCACTACAACCGGTGGAAGTCTGGACCCGCAAGCGACCGGGTTCGGGCAGGCATTCAACAGTTTCCCGGTGCCTTGATGAAAGACACTATTTACGAAGTTAAAACAAACTTACCTCCGGAAGCAGTAACAGAGATAGCGCTTGCAATCTTTGCTGAGTGGGTTTCGTTCGCCATGGGTGAAACATCCATTGGCGGGAAGAGGATTGCTTATCCAACCGGGCGCTACGCGGCTTCATTGCAATACCGCCAGGAAGGCGTTGCTACCGTGGCAATAATAGCAAACCCGGTGATCGCGCCGGAGGCAGCTATTCTGGAAACCGGCCACGACCGAGTAGACTTGAAAAAAAGACTGACTATGGGCAAGGCATACGCGATGCATCGCCCGGTTGGCGAGAATCCCTTCGGGCTCAAGAGAATTGGTTCTGGGCCGCCAACGCTGAAATCAAGTTTGTGGGCCGCAATACGCGGTCGCGAGGCAAGCGGCTATCCATCGTTCGGCCCGAACAGTGATCCGAATAGCTGGGTTATCCCGGCGATGCCTGCCTACAGCCCGGCATTCGTTTTGTCACAGCAGGCAAAACTGATGGCAGGCAGTTAATGCCGCAATTCAGTGCGACACCGGTTCCGGTTGGCGGCGTCATATTATTGAATTTTCCCGGCTATCTCATGCCAGCATCTGGGGTTGGGCCGATGATGCTGTCGCGCGCGGTAAGTGGCGTATCCGGAATTGGCGCATACACCACCATTTTCAGCGGCACACTGGGCCCGGTCTATGTCGACGTAGGTTTCGACAATCCAGTTTCCGGTGCCGCGGCGCTTCCACTGGTGCCATCGAGCGGTTATGTTTACTCGCTGACCGACGCCACCGGGACTGCTATGCTCGGGCCGGTTTATCCTGTTGGCGTTGTGGTGCCGCCGAACGATCCTCTGACTGCGTTGCTGATACGTTTGCTGCAGGCTGGTGTTAACAATCTGGCACTGCCGCCGGGCTATGGCCCGATCCAAATCACAGGCAAGATGCCGCAGAATGGTTTGCAGGCGCTGCCACTAATCGTGGTGAACCTGGATCTCCTGGAGCAGGAAGAGACCGGGATCGGTCAGGACGTGCCAAAGGCTGAAAGTAATAATATCTGGTCGATCTGGATCAACGCGAAAAGAACATGGCGCGTGTCCATACTGTCGCAGGATGCCGGGGAGCGCGACTTCTATCGCACCGCGATCATCTCGTTGTGGCAGGTGTTGCTGGCTACTGTGTTTGATCAGATCGGGTTGAACACCACGCGTAAAATAATTGCTGCATCCGGGACGATGGCTGGTGACAGCGAGGGCAAGTCGCCAGGCTTTTACTATTCGGATATCATGTTGACTGCGGATGGTGTTCTAAACACCAACGTAATAACAAACTACGGGTTGATAGAAACAGTTACCGCAACAATAAGCGGGGTTGGCGCCACGAACAGCAGCGTGGCCAGCTTTACCGTGGAGGTTTCGGTTCTTGAGTGACCTTAACCCGAAAGCCCTGGTAGGCCGAAATAAACCGCAGATGCATACTGTGCCGCCGGAAGTATTACTTCTGCTTGGCAAGGCCTTGGCGGATGGCGAAGCCAAGTACGGGTGGTTCAACTGGCGTACCACACCGATTGTTGTTTCTGACTATTACGACGCGATCCTGCGACATTTGATCGCATATTACGGGGGCGAGGATGTGGCGCCGGATAGCGGCACGCACCATTTGGCCCATGTTATGGCTTCGTGCGCGATCCTCCTGGACGCCGAGGCGCACAAGACTTTGCAGGATGACCGATGGAAAGCGCCGACTGCGTCGAACTCCGAAGGCGGGGAGTAGGCGTTTTCTTCACGCTCAAACCCCAAAGACCGGGCCTATCAGTCAGCCACCACGTCACTGCAACCTATGGGTCGCTCGATCCACTGCCGCTAATCTCGCGCCATGGCCGACGATGACCAAGGCGAGGATATGAGCGAGACACAGGAAGCGCCCGCGGCACCCGTCGTGGATGAGGGCCCGGTGATGATATTCGGCGAGTTCGCGCGCACCTTGCGTCCGCGCGGCGTCCAAGTGCCGAACACCGCGCGGCCGGGAGCCCTGATGCTGCGCGTGATGCCGGGCGAACCGGACGAGGTGTGGCTGAAACTTCTCAAGATCAGAAGCGGCAAGAAGAAATTGACGCTGGCCGGCTGGAAAGCCGAGATCCGCAAGTTGCACGAAGAACCGGCCTGGAGGGGTTAGCAAGTGCCTCAGCAAGGTATTACACTACCGGGCGGCGGCTTTGTAGCGCTCCCAGGCGCCTACTATGTCGACAACGTGAGTGCGGCGGCACCGAACACGCCGCCGACCACGCCGCCTTTGCTGTTCATTGGTTATGGATGGGGCCCGAAGCCGCAGACGCCTGTTACGTTCACCAGTGCGCAAGCACTGTTGGTGGCGTTGCGTGGCGGTCCGGCCGCGAACTTCGTGCCCTTTATCGCCAATCCATCTCCGGCGCTCAATGGTGCGCAGCTTATTACCTTCATCGACGCTTCGACGAACACGCAAGCCAACGCGGCACTGCTAACCTCGGGCGGCACTATTTTCGCTAACCTGACTTCCGCGCTGTACGGCCCGCCCAGCAACCGCCTTCAATACCAGATCAGCAGCGCTTCGGTCTCCGGCGTGCGCCTGGCGCTGATCGACAATTACTCCGGTGGCGAGGTGGTCGGCGACAATCTTACCGCGCCGTTTGAGGTTACCGCGGCAAGCGGCATCACCGGTCTCACCTATTCGGCTACCAGCGGCGCCACGTCGGGTACATTTGCTCTCAATTCCGGCGCTACGGGACTGGTTTCTTTCGCGCTGGGCAGCGGTAATTATCAAACAGTTGCGCAATTGGTGCAGGCTATAAATGGTACGGCCTACGCCACGGCAAGCATTCTGTCCGCCACCAACGGCACGTTGCCCGCGAACTATCTCACCCCCACAGGGTCTTCTCCTGTTGTGGTATCATCGGGCGCACCCACCGCTGTGCGCGCGTATGGCCAGGATTTGCTGTGGTGGGTGAACACCTTCGCGTATTCGTACGCTACGGCAGTTTCCAGTGGCGGCTACGCAGACACGCTTGCAGCGCTGCCGGTCAGCGGCCAGCCTACGTATTTTAGTGGCGCCGCAGGCAACCCGCCGGTTACGGCAGGCTACGCTGCCGCACTGAATGTGGGGCTGACCCAGGCGGCCTGGACAGTGTTCTGCGACGCCAACACGCCGGCAGTGCAGGCGCTTCTGGCGCAGCATTGTGAGACTGCGTCTTCGGCGCCGTACGGCATGTGGCGCCGCGGCTTTACTGGCAGCAGCATTGGCGATTCGGTAGCGACTACAGAGGCGAACGCACTGGCGCTCGACAGCCTCCAGATGAACTATCTGTACCCTGGTATCTATGCCATTAACACCACCACCGGGTTGAACACACTGTACGGCGGCCTTTACGCCGCTGCGGCCGCTGCGGCCATAGCTACAGGCAACCAAATTGCATTGCCGCTGACCAACAAGGTGCTGAACGGCACCGGCCTGGAGCAGCCAGGTGGCACCACAATCACTGCGTCGCAACTGGCCTCGCTGCAGAATGCAGGGGTGATGGCGCTGTGGACACCACCACAAACACTGGTGCCGACAATCCTGTCCGATGTCACCACGTGGCAGGCGGATAACAATGCCGAGAACACCTCGTCGCAGCAGGTAGCCTGCCGCTACTGGCTTGCATATTCGGTTACCAACATTCTCAATCAGTATGTTGGAACAATCGCCGATCCTGTGGACGAAGCCAACATTATCAAGGCGCTTACCCAGCTTCTGAACAGCCTGATCTACACGGGAAGCGGCAGCAATGGCGTCCTTGCTTCTTGGCAGAAAGGCAGCATCGTCCTGACTTACACCGGATCGAACCAGACCGCGGCGATTACTTTCAACGCAATACTGGTTGGCCAGAACAGATACATTACGGTGTATGCATCCATACTTCCGTTGAACTTTACGATATCGTCCTCTTCGTCAACATCTTCGACATCGTGATGTAAGGAGATCGTTGCAAAATGCCTTCGTTTAACCCGCAGCAAGTAGCGAACAAAACAAAATCCGGCAATAGCGTCCTGCTGCAAATCGGCGATCAGGCCGTCATGTTCGCGCAGACAGTTGGCGCCAGCATCGCCACCGGGGCCGAGCAGCTTTACGGTATAGGCTCAAGCAAGCCGCAGGAAATCCAGCAATACCGTATGTCGCCGTCGATCACGCTCGACAGTTTCGAGCTGACCCAGAACGGCCTAAATCTATTGCAGGCTGGAAACAACCTGAATTATATCCTGGCAGGCAACCAGTTCACCATCACGGTTCTTGACGGGGAGACAAACGCGCCGGTCTATGTGTATGTGGGCTGTAAATGCTCCAATTTCGGCGCTTCGATACCTACCAACGCGCCAATCCGCGATAATTATTCTTTCCTCGCGCTGGATGTGCTGACCGCTACGGGCGTGTCGATCATGGACACCGGCGACAACGCGCTGGAGTTGACCGGCGCCGTGGCGGCAACCGTGGCAAGCGGTTTGGGTGTTGGCTAGTAGCTTGACATCTGGAATGATGCAACGGCACTGTTCCACGTGAAACAGTGATCGGGTTGCACATGCCGGAGATTCTCCAGAACAGTTTCGATGTGACGATCGGCAGCGATGTGTTTACTTTTCGCGTGCCCAGCATTCGCTTCGATATCGAGGTTTCATACAAGGCCGCCGAGGTGCGGCGCCGCGCGTATCCTGCCGGCGGCGGCAGCACGCAGGACATGGACAACATGGCCTATGCATTCAGCCGCGGCGTCGCGTACATGGAGTTGTATCTAGAACGCGCCAACGTCGACTGGCCTTGGAGCGCGGGCAAGGATGGCAAGCCTGCGATCGACTTCGAGCGCTTCCCGGCGCATAAGGGCGGCGCCATTTACGATATTGTTGCGGGGTTTGACGAAGAATACGGCCGATTTCGCCGAACAGGGTCTTTCAACAGAGAACCCGTTGGCGAGGAAGTTGTGGCTGGCCAGCCGAATTCAGGGCCATAGCAACCCTTTCGGTAAGGCGCTGGTCGACTACAGCGTCGCCGAACTCGACTTTGTGTTGGAGATGGCGTCGCTGGAATCGCCGCCGCTGTGCGACTTTCAGCGCGCAGGCGCGCTGCGCATTACTCAAGCAGCTATCAACGCTGCATGGCACGATGTGCGCAGCGGCAAGGCGTTGCAAGAATCCGCTGTTGGCAAGGCTGCAGATTTGGCTGCGCGGATCGCGGCGGCCTGGGGTAGAAAGAACAGCGGCGGGCTGGTTCCAGGCATGAGCAAGGGCGGGCGCCCGATGGGAGGCTGATTTGCCTGGGATAAGGATCAGTGGCCAGCCTGGCGGCGCACAGTCCATGACGCCGCCCCCAGGAATGACTGCGGCTCGCGCGGCGAAAATTGGGCCGTCGACGTTTCAAAGCTTGCTACTCAGCGGCATGCAGGCGGGGCGCGACCCGTTCTCAGACCTTCCACCATCGCAGCAGCAGGCAATAGCTTCATCGCCATCGTTCCAGCAAGGCGCGTGGGCTGGTGTTGCGCAGAACGATTTGTCACAACTTATTGCCAACGCTATTCAGCGCGCCAAGGCTACCGGCGGTCGCGCTACAGATGCTGCGCGCATTGCGTCGAACGCTGGTGCGTTGCTGGGGCGCTTTGGCGGCCTGACGCCGGAATTGGAAAGTGGTCTGGCGGTGATGCAGCGCGTCACCGGCGGCGGCTTTGGCACCGCGCTGGCACCATATCGCGCGCCCGGGCTGCCAGCGCAGCAGAACGATCCCATGCTGCGCATTGCTGTTGATCAGGATACGCAGCTTCACAAGCTAGTAGACTATGCCGAGAAAAGCCAGCGCTATGCAGTAACGCCAGGAAGCGCAGGCTACGGTGGAATGAGCGCTTTTGGCGGCGGCCCATGGTTTGGCGGTCGAGGTGGTGGTGGTCCGCCGCCCGGGTGGACAGCAGGCCTTGGTGTAGGTGGTGGCACAGGCGGTGGTGGCACAGGCGGTGGTGGCACAGGCGGTGGTGGCACAGGCGGTGGCACAGGCGGTGGTGGCACAGGCGGTGGAGGCGGCGGAGGTGGAGGCGGAGGCGGTGGAGGCTGGGGGCCTGTTCCCGTGCCGTTTTTGGGCGCCGCGGGGTTCGGCGCGACTGCACAGGGCTTAGGTCATGGCGTCGGCTGGGCACTTGATCTACCCAAACTTACCGGCGCGTTTATCGCCGCGAAAATAGCAGAAGAAATTGTTTTCTCGCCGCAAATACTCGCCGGCACAGAAGCTAAGGCTTGGAGTGCCGCAGCGCCAGCATTCGATATTGAGCGCGCGGCGGCGAATCTTGGTGCCGGCGGTGGGTATCGCTCTAAAAGTGCCATCAACAAGTTTTATTCCGACAACGAATCGCCGCTGCCGTGGATGTCAGAACTAGGATTGTCTTCGGATGAAGCGCTACAGTCTGTTCGCGATTTCGGCATTGTGCCGGATAGCGCCGGGGGCGCCAAGGCGATTGCGCAAGCTTTTGGTCGTGTCAACTACCGCACCGGGCGCTACAGAACGCCGGGTTTTGCTGGTTTGCCGGATGGCGCGATCGAAGCATCCGCCACCAACGCTGCGGCACGAGGATTGATTCCCGCTAACGGCCAAGGGTTGAATGATTTTTTCGCCTCAATGAACGGGCCTTTCGTTCAGATGTTGCGTGAAGGCCTTAACACGGCAGATGTGCTACGCTCAATCGATGCCGGCGTGAACGCCAGTGCGCGTGGTAATCTCATGGGCGCGTCGTACGGAAACATGACAAGTTTCGTGCAGCAGTTCACACCTATGGCGGGTGGACGCACTGGTGAGTTCGCTCTTGA